AGTCTGCCCGGCCTCGATCTTGATGGTCATGGCTGCTCTCCGGTGGCGCGGGCGATTGCTGCGCTGATACCTGGCACGGAGCCCAGCTCGGGCACTTGCTCAACTGCGCGAGCTCGCTGGGGAGGACCCGCGACATGCGGCTCCTCCCCACCATCACGCATTCCCCCTCTTCCACCACAGGTCAGCAAGGCGCGATTCCGCTTCAAGCGGAAGCACAGGCTGCACCCCGCTTTCCCACTCGATCGGCTTGCCGATCGAGTGTCCGTTCTCGCGGGCATGGAAACCGCCCTCACGCATTCCGCGCTTTATGGCCTCGTCGTCGGTCAGGCCGGCATCGCGGAAGGCATCCACGAAGGCGGCAACCTCGGGCATCACTGCCCGCATCGGCTTGTTGCTCATGCTCGGCTCCTGGTGTCCATCAGAAAAGGACGGTGTCCACTGGGTGTCCACGTATTTCGATTCCAGTGGACACCGCAACCCAGCGCCAATACTGGAGGTGTCCAGGTGTCCACTAGAAACGTGTGTAAAAAGTTGCGCATGTGCGCGCACGCACGCGTGAGAGAGCCTGCGTTTTCTGGTGGACACCCGGACACCAATGGCAAACCCCGCGCCGGCACTGGCTTTGCGGTGTCCGGCAAGGTGTCCACTAGAAACAGTCCAGTGGACACCACCAGCAACGGCGCGGGTTTGCGGTGTCCACTGGAATTCCGCGGCGAGCTCAAAGCGGCACATCGGCTGCCTCTCCCTGGTCTTCTTCGCGCACCCAGCCATTCACCCGCGCGTTCTTCGGCCCGACCTTCTTGACCTTGAACCCAAGCCGGCGCAGGATAGCCGCCACCCGTTTCTGCTCCAGGGGCGTCCATCGCGCCTTATCCAACAGCAGCGCCCCGCCCATGATCTGGGCCGTCGTGTAGTACGGCAGCTTGTTGTTGTCGGCGATGAACTTGAGGATCGGCTCCTCCCAGGCATCGACGTTCTGGCGGTGATCGCCCTGCTCCTGGAACAGCTCGAACTCGCTCCACGGCCGGTCGATCAGCGGCTCCTCGTCGGGCTCCAGCACGAACACGCGCTTATCCACCCACCACGTCACGCCCTGGCGGAACAGCGACACCGACTCCGCCCACAGCTGGTCTCGCTGGCTGCGGATCTTGTCCAGATCCACGAAGCCGACCTCGAAGGGCCACACGCGGCGCATGCCGGTCTCGTCCTTGCCGTACTGCTCCATGTTGGTCGTGCCCACGAAGATGCACTGGCGCGGCACGTCCTCGGCGCGCTTGCCGTAGTGCCAGCGCACGCGGTCCACCTGCGTGGTCAGGAACTGCTTGAACGCGGTGTCGTCGGCCTTGCGGTGCGCGTCCATCTCGGCCATCTCGTAGGCCCATTTGCCCTGCATCTGGGCGAGCGCATCCTTGTCGCCGATGGTCAGCTTGGAATCGCTGAACCACTCGTCGCCGAACAGCGCCCGGATCGAAGTGGACTTGAAGTCGCCCTGCCCGCCTTCGAGCACCAGCATCGTGTCGAGCTTGCAGCCGGGCTTGTAGATGCGCGCCACAGCGCCCACCAGCCACTTCACGCCCGCCAGCTCGAGGTACTTGCCCAGCCGCCGATGCGCGCCCGGATCCTCGCGCCGGAGCGCAGCCGAGCCGGCGGTGGAAAGCGCGCCCCAGCAGTCGGACAGCAGCGTGACCAGGCGCGGCGTTCCGTCCCACACCAGCGCGTCGAGATACTCGCGCACCGGGTGGAAAGGCGCGGCGTGCGCCACCTGCATCACGGCATCCATCACCGTGGTTTTCTTGGGCTCGAAGCTGTACGTCTTCGTCAGATACACCTGCAGGCGCACGTCATCGATGTCTGCCCACTCGCCATCGGTCGCCGGCAGCACGGGCGGCATGCGGCGCTTGACGATGCGGTAGCTGAACTGATTGAAGCCGAGCACCCCGCGCCACAGCGGATCGCCCTCCAGCACGTGCAGCGTGTTGTACAGGCTCGGCTGGATGTTGCCCTTGTCGTTGCGGCGGAACTGGGAATTGAAGTCGGCCGAGTCATGCACGAAGTGCATCAGATCATCGACGGGCGGACCGTCCATGAGCCACTCGGGCGGCTCATCCATCGAGGCGGACGGTGCTTGCATGCTCGGCTCGGCTGCGCCCCTGCTCGAGGGTGTGGGGCCCGCTTTGCGGGTGCGCTTGCGCTTTCCGCCGATGCTCGCGGGGTCGATGCCCAAGTGCGCGCAAAGCCACTCGGCAGCCTCCAGCGGTTTCGTCGGGGCGCCCCACTCAAGGACAAGATCGATCGCCGTCTTGCCGCGCTCGGTCCCAAAGTCGAAGATGCCCTCGGGCACCATCGACAGGTCTTCCTGCAGATCGCGCCCAAGGTCTGCCGAGCTGACGCGGAACCCGTCTTTGTACGGCTGCGCTTTGGGCAGCAGCGCCGGCACCCAGGCGGCCAGGTTGTGCAGCGCCTTGGAATTCACCCGGGCGAAGAACGAACGCTCCTCCAGCCCGCCCTCGTCCTGGCCTTCGACTGGCTGCCGCGCCGGCGCGCTCGACCCGGTAGCGCGATGCTTTCCGCGCGCCTCGTCGATCACCTGGTGCAAGCGCTCGACCACCGCAGGGCGAATTGCCGTGACCACATCCGGCGACCCCGGAAACTGGCGTCCGGTCACCGTGAAAAACTGCCGGCCGCAGAACATCTCCACGCCGATCTCGTTGCTCTTGTGGCTCTTGGCCTCGCCGAAGCAGTAGATATGCACGCCACGGCCCGAGGGCGAGAACTCGGTGAAGCTGTCGCACGCGGCGATGATGCCGGCGGCACGCTCCTGCACCTCGCCGGTCTCGACGTCGATGACGTTGTCGAGGTCGATGCCGATCAGGCCGTCGCCGGGCAGGAAGGCGAAGCCGAGCCCGGCCCATCGGTCATCGTGCAATGCGGCAAGAGCCGCATCGAAGCTCACCAGCTCAGCACGATCGCGGGGGTCACCCTGGTCCACCTGCGGCTGATCGGGCGTCGGCTTCCTTTTACCGTCCGCCCCCTTTGGCGGCTGCCCATTCGGCCATCCACGCAGATGGCCGTTGGCGTAATACGGCATCTTGCTTGGCTTTGCCGCGCCTGCCTTCTTCACGAATCGCCACACCAGCCACTGCGCGCGCTCACGCAGCGCGGCGGGGATGCGGTCGATGTCGATCTCGGGTGCGGCCATCACTTCAGCGCCCCACCTTCTGCTCGGCCTGCCACGTATCGCGGCACTCCGCGTCGCACCACCGCAGCCCATCGGCCAGCGGCTCGCCGCAGCACAGGCACATGCCTGTCGCCGACGGGCCTTCAGGCGCCCGCACCTTCAGTGCAAGCGCCCGGTCTTTCTCCTCACGATCGGCGCCCAGGTCTGCGAAGTCGGCCATGGTCAGCGCCCTCCCCGCTTGCCCTTTGCGCCCACGCTGGCCAGCAGCTGCCGCAGCTCGGCGAGCATGGCCTGCACGCGCTCGACAGCCTCGTCGCGCGCCGCGCTGCTGTCGCCGCAGTGCTTGGCGACCAGGTAATAGATCGGGGTGCGATCGCCGGTCGTCTCGACGTAGCGCTCGAGCAGATCGACATCCAGATGCCGCTGGCCATCGCCGGAGAGCATCACCGACAAATTGCCCGGCGCCACGTCGAGATCGGCAGCGCAGCGCTTGAGGCCGCGCCGATACACGCCCGCGGCCATCGCTTCCTTGGCCGACCGGAAACGCTCCGTCAGGTGCGTGTCCAGGTCCAGCGTCATCTGGATCTGAGAATCGTTGATGTTCATTGATAACACCTCCTATCAGTGCTTTTCCGTGGTTATCAGTCCCACGGTTCAAGCTGGAACCGTCAGAAACGAAACGCCTTGCCCTGCAAAAAAAGTGAGCCGGCCGCAGCCAACGCCACAGCCGGCTCGAACTTCCCCGAGAGGAGGTGCAGGGAGACAGGGAAACGGGCGGCGCGCCCCATGCGGATAGAATTGGAGATCTCACCCACCATGTTCATCACCACAGGAGCGCACCATGGACTACACCGACGCATTCGACGCACGGCTCGAGCAGATCCATTCCGCCAGGGCCAGCGGCCACCAGCTCAGCCACACCGAGGCCGACGCGGCGGTGCTCACATACGAAAGAGTCAGGACAGCGCTGGCGATCTGCAGCGCATTGCTACCCGAGGCAACGCCCGCCGAGGTGGCTGCACTGGCCGCCGAGCTGGGAGCGACAGCGCGGCACTTGCAGCGCGATCGATCGGACGAATAGGGCATCGGCTCGAGCGCCAGGCCGCACGTCGCGCAGTGCGTCGGCGCTGCAGCCACACCGCAGTGGCAGTAGGAGTCGGCGCGGCCATACGTGGGGCGCTGCCGCGGCTTGGCACATACGCTGCAGGACGTCATTGCGCCACCCCCGCCTCGCGCATCGCGCGCGAAAACGGCAGCACCTTGCGCGCGGTCGGCAGCGCGTGTGCCTTCCAGTCGTCGCGGTTGGTCAGCACCAGGCTGCCGGCGGCGATCGGGTCGCGGCCGTTCCAGTCATCAACCACCTTCGAGCAGCCGAAGTGGGCAGCGAGCGCCTGCGCGTTGCGGGTCTTGCCGCAAGCTTGCGGGCCATGGATCAGGACGGTGTTGGACATGCGATTGCTCCTCAGGGGTTGTGCCGCGTCAGGCGGCCTCGTGGGATTCGGCAGATTGCAGGGCCCGGATCGTCGGCAGGTGGTCGAGCACAACAGCGGCCGGTATTCCGCGGCGCTTCCAGTTGTTGATCCGCTGCTGATAACCAGGCGTCCCGTCAAGGCCGAGCAAGCGCGCAAAGGCACGATCGCCGCCAGCGGCTTTGATGATTTCTCGGGTCTCGTCCTTGTTCATGTGCGCATTAAACACCATGTTTAAGCTAGGTGCAACATGGTGTGTAACAACGCCCTGTTTAGTCGGCGGAACATGGGCGCCATGAAAGCAACACCAAAGCACGCCGCGATGGGGCGCATGTACGAAGCTGCGCGACGCCTCGGAAAGCTCGACGAGAACGAGCTTGCGTCGATGGCGCGGCTCCTTAACCAGTCCGCGCAGTGCGTGAACAACTGGGGCCGGCGCGGACCTTCGAAACAGGCGCGACTGCAGTTCCAGCGCGACCTCGGCGTGAGCGCCACGTGGATCGAGACCGGCGCCGGCGAGATGCTGATCGCCCAACCCCAGAAGCGGCCACTGACCGCGCAAGAGCCGGAACGGCCCAACCCGTTCGCTACTGCCCGGGAGCGGCGCCTTGAACAACTCCTGGAAGCGGCAAACGAGTTGGACGACTTCGGCCTCGTGGCGCTGGTCGAGAAGGCGAAGGACTTGGCAAAAGACTACCCGAAGCGGAAACAGCAGGCGTCGTGATCGACCTTTTCCGACGTGATGCAATTGTATTAGACTCGATGCCCACACCATAACCACGCAACATTCAAGAGGGAGCGCATGAGCAACCAGGTAATGAAGAAGTGCAGCGAATGCGGCAAGCCAACGCTGCACATCCAGCCCAAGACGTCACACGTTTTGCACCTGCTTCTGAGCTTGATCACAGTCGGCATCTGGGTGCCGGTCTGGCTGCTGATCGCGCTGAACAACTCGTCGCAGACAACGTGCACCGCCTGCGGCACGATGACGGGCCTATTCGGAAGCAAGCGCCGAGCCTGATCGAACACCGCAACAACGAAGCCCGCGAATCGACGCGGGCTTTTTTTTGCCCTCGATTAAACGTGGCGTTGACTTCAATCTAAACAGCGTGTTTAATTGATTCGCAGCAGCACACCACACACCACCGGGAGCCGACCATGGACCGCACCCTCAGCGTCAAGCACTCCGCCGACCGCCACCACCGCCCGCTGGCCACGGTTCACGGCCTGCCCGGCGACGGCGCCGACTTCAACT